GATCTCTGGAATAAAACTTCCCGGGTCGCCCCAGGAATAAAAAGTTAGATATAACAAATTAATGTATGAGGCGGCAGCGCCCGGAGACGCCCTACCCGACCACCGGGTAGTAGATTTACGTATTTAGGGTTGAACCTTAGAAGTCTCTCGACTACTAGCCATTTTAACAGTTGGCTCTGGTTTTAGGGGTTGAGTTTAATGACTTCCCAGGTCATGGCTACTTATATAAGGGGTAGCTCCCTTCAGCTACTTTTAATGACATTCTAGGTCAATGGTGCATTATGCTGCAGCAGGATCGAATTCCGGACTCAGGAAATACATACGTGGTGCTCCAGTGAAGAAAGACAAAGAAAAGTCTTCCCCAATGGCCACGAAAGATTGTATAAATGGAGCTGAATCGGCAGGAATCTTCCAAGTGCCTTCCAATCTATGCGAAAACGCAGAAGATGTCACATCCTTTGATGGGAAAAATCTATCGTTGTAGTACCACGGCAACTCTATTTCTAAAGTCGCATTATTGCGTACAACGGTAGAATGGGCTCCCGACCATGTGTGAGTAAGGAAAGCATTCAATTGGCGTGTTCTTGCGTCCCATGTAGCTGCACCGGGGGTATCTAGCGTTATAGAGGTGAAGTTGCCAACACATCCACAGTCTTCACGAATGGCTGTGAAGATGTCATTGACACAACAATCTCCACCAATACGAACATGTTTCCAACGCAAACCCCCTCTGCGAACAACATATGCTGTGGAAACATAATTAAGTAGGGTCGTCTGAACGTAGTTAAATCGCTCAGCAGTCGAAGTTTGCCATACTCCCTGGCTATTATAGCCACGAAAGAGTGGGAAATTAGGCATATTAAATTTATACGCTACTTGTCCTATTATATCAGGACACCACTGAGAGTGGTAATTATATCGTTTCAAGCACTGTCTAAACGAAGTTATTGGGTCACCAAAATAGACGCTAAGAGTGGCATCTGCGGTGCTCAATGTTGGAGCCTTTGTGACGACCGAGGATGTGTCCATTGGCGGACTGTTTTCGGTCAAGGGAATCTCTCCCATCTGTTCCACAAATCTGTTCTTCAATTGTGATTGCCTAAGCAATTCCTCATCACTAGGAGGTAAGAAGTACGCATTCTGCAGTATATCCACAGAGGGCTCAAACACTTCGAAATCTTCACCCATAGAAACAAACACATTTACATTAACTGCATCTGTGTTTGTACTCGGGGTAGACAGTTCATTTACAACATATACTGACACAATACCATTTCCAAACTCATCCGGTGCTCCGCCTAGGGCAGAAGTGCCATATGGAATAGCGGATAAATAAGGGACACGATATGACAACATTGAGCGCGTAGCTCCCCAACCAACAGTAATAGTGAAGTCCTTATCTTGCGAGACATCCACCACATGTGTATAGTTGGTATTATACTCATTGGTTAATGGGTACGATGGGTCATACGTCATTTTCATACGTCCCCTATGATATGCGGATGCAACTATTTGGAATCTAAATTTCATAGATCCTCGCCAGAACTTAAAAGGCAAAGTTGCAAAGGCACACGCTGGAAAATGGTATTCAGGGGGGCTTTCTGCCCATAGTACCGGACTAACCTCAGAGTTCCACAACAAGGTCTCTGAGGCAGCTGCTATTGGCCACTCGAACGAGGTTAGGAAGGTTTCTCGCATAGCAATGCTGAGAATAGGCATTTCATCTGCACTTCCTAGGCCCGCTACGCGTGGGTCCACAGTTAACTCCTGCTTAGCATCCAAGGTCAACTTTGTCACTGAATCAGGAACATTAGTATTCGCCATATTGCCCACCAACGTGGGACGATACGGTTGGATGTCAGACAAAATCGCAGGTCTAGAATATCCAAACATCTGAGCGATATTAGAAACTGTGGATGCAGCCATTTGAGTGGCTCTTGCATACGGCGCTATGGGCGGTATATTAGTCAACATACCAGCGTAACGCGAAATAACTCCAGCTGGCCTAGAAATAGGCCCAGTTCCATATTCATCCTGCTCACCCATCTGAGGGACTAGGGCACCTGGTTCATTAGCAGTTGGGATGGAAAGATTCACATCCTCTGCCCAAACAAACACAGAGACAGATATGGATTCTGTGCCGCTGTTGGCATGCCGCAAGGGCTGCATAGATCTTAAGTTCATCAGACCCATGCGTTCCCACTCTTGCAGTGGGATGCTCAACGCATTGCGATACCAACAAAACGGCAGTTTCAGTACACCTCCTTGACTAGTAGCTGGATCTATGTACACATGCGGTCTCTGGCTAGCTCCTATAATATCAATGGGAAAGAAATTCCTATTGGTAGTTAGGTTATCCATGTCACGCAATGGCCAATAAGAGGCAATTGCACGACCAAAATAAAAACCATTGCCATTTATCACAAATTTAACCTTCAAATTACATCGTAAAAGATGGAAGTTGGAAATTCTATTTATGACTCGGGGGTTAGAAAAATAAAGTGTCCACGGATTGAAATCGTAGAACAAATCACTTCCCACCGCCCACGTCAAGGATGTTATCTTGATCGGTCTTGAGAAGAAATGCTCAAGAGAAGCATCATCTGAGTCAGCAACTCCGAATGTCGCATCGGGTTCACTGACAACCTCATAATTCCATGAGGTAGTATCATCAGAAAAAGTAAGATTCTGATACTTTGTATCACCAGATTCGGTGTTGAGTTGTATGTTAAAACGGTTGGTAAGTCGGTATGACGGGTGATGCGGACGACTTAATCCACATCCCCGGTGCTGTTCTTTGTACGTGTCAAACGTACCGTGACTAAATAGCCACACTCTCTCGAGTTTTGACAATATTGCAAGCCATCCTATAATCGCTGAAACAGCGAGTCGCAATCATAGTTGGTAACCAATACAATATTCCTTTCTTTAGCTAAATGTCCAAGTGAGGAATCGGACAGAGGGACAAGTTTTACATCATTCCAGGATATGGGTGGTTTAACGCCTCACCCCGGCGGGAATTTTTAACGTCATTCCAAGACGGGGCTAGATAATTGTCCTAATCGCTCTGCGGAATGTCGAACAAATCGAGGAACTGATCCTCAAGATATGTTTTCTTCCATTTCTCACATTGCTCTGCGAACGAAACAGAGAGCATGGGACAACCGTGAGAAATATTAGCGCGGGTAGCAACGGTTTGCATCTCAGCTCTTCGAGCTTCATAGATTGTCTTACCGTGGTAGAACCACTCACGCAGAGCTGTATCAATATTTTGCATACACTGTTGTTCCACAGTGACTGCGCTAGACTTGAGCACACAATGCAAACTCTTGAAAATGGACTTTTCATCCAGGGCTCCAAAGTATCCACCTAATTCAGGTAAATACTTATTGTGTCGTTTCAGAAAGTCGGCGGTCTCATCTGTTAAGAAGGGGATTGGGTTCCCACCCTTGTCTGGCATGGTAAATACAATGTCATAAGCAGCGAAATAGTCAGCTACTGTGACATGATTAAAATTCTCCACGCCGGATCTCACAGACCCCTTAACATCGTCACCATAAGTGGTCATGGCACAATCCGATTGAAAAGTTCTCGGACTGGACACCAAACCATGATAGGCACAACGCATCATGAGGCTGTTACAAACAGAATTAATATACACAGTCAAATTATGACCCGATGGGTTACTCCCGAACAATTGCACGAGATCCCCATTGAAGGCCATAAGAGGGTAGCACACATCAGTGGCCACACCTTCCATGACTGTTACATCATTTGGACCATACCCGCACGCTTTAGCAACATCGATCAGTACTCGAAATGCTGCAAACATTACTTGTGCAGGTAACCGAAGATCATATTTACTATAATCACCGGCCAAAATTCTATCTTTTCCAAAACGTGTTATGTGCTCGGCCATCTGATCCCATTCAGGACCTTGGGAATTCAGCCCGACAGCACATTCCGACACAAGAGGCATAACGGAAA